CGTTTAATAAACTGTTTAAAGTATCTAAACAAGCACAAGGTAAAAGTTTCTTGGATATGCCTACTGAGTATTGGATGAATGCTATACTTAGTGGACCCAAAACCCAAGTAGTCAATGCGATGGGTAATAGTCTTACTCAGATATGGTCTTCCATTGAATCTGTTTTAGGTGGTATAGCAAGTGGTAATATGGACGTTGTACGTGCTGTTATGGCTTCTTGGTCCGATAAAGAAATGTTTAAAGAAGCAGGTAAATTTGCTAAGAAAGCTTTTAAACAATCTGATAACGTATTAGACCCACAAGCTCGTGCATTTAGTGATCGTCCATCTGTTGCTATCACAGGTAAAAGAATCTCTGAAGCTCTGCCCGGACAAGGTTTATCAATCAAGCAAGAACAAGGTTTAGATTGGTTTGCTAACAATGTTATAAGAATACCAAGTCGTTTGTTGATGACAACTGATGAGTTCTTTAAACAATTAGCTTATCGTAGAGCAGCTCGATTAAAAGCAGCTATGTCTGGTATACAGCAAGGAGTAAATGATCCGAAGAAACTTGCTGAATACATAAATAAAACATTAGACGGCGTTATCACAGAAGGCGGACGCATGGCCTCTAAAGAAGGACTTGCTAGAGAAGCTAATCAAATAGCAGTTAGTAAAGGAATCAAAGATACTACTGAAAAGAATAAGTTCATATTAGATTATGTAGAAAAGAACTTTGATGAAGATAAGTCTGCACTCATACAATACGCACAAGACGAAGCGAGGTATCTTACTTTTACAAAAGAACTAGAAGAAGGTGTAGGTAAAACATTACAAGACTTCACGAACAGACACCCCTCATTCCGTTTTATATTACCTTTCGTAAGAACTCCTACTAACATCCTTACATTTGCTATAGAACGCACACCGTTGATGGCTAATCCGTTAATGATGCAAGAGTTCGCTATCTTACGTAAAGAGTTCGGGAGTGCTGATCCTATTGTGAAAGCACAAGCTAGGGGTAAAGTAGTGACTGCTGTTTTAGTAACTCTTGGATTAGTAGAAGCTGTAACTGATACTGACGGTTCAATCACAGGTGGGGGACCAAAGAACGAAAGGGAAAAGAAAGCTTTACAAGCAGCTGGATGGCAACCGTACAGTATAAAAATTGGAGATACTTATTATAGTTATCAAAGATTAGACCCATTAGCTACTCCTCTTGGAATTATAGCTGACTTAGTAGAAACTGGTAGGGATATATCTGCATTAGAAAGTAAAGACTCAGAAAAATTAATAGAACACGCTTATCAATCTTTTATTATATCTCTTACAAGAAACATTACTAATAAATCTTACTTAACAGGTATACAAACCTTCATAGATGCAGCAAGTGATCCAGAGCGTTTTGCTTCTAAATTCATGAAAAACTTTACTTCTTCTTTTGTGCCTAATGTTTTATCTCAAATGGCAGATAGCGACGAACAGGTAATGAAAGAAACTAGAGGCGTTATGGATGCCATTAAACGGAAGTTAGGAGCACGTGGCGGTTTAGATGCTAAAAGGAATGCGTTGGGTGAGGAGATAATGACAGAGACGTTGTTAGCTTCTCCTATGCAAGCCCTTAATCCTATAGCAGTATCAACTAAAAAGGATGACCCTGTGTTGCAAGCAATGGCTGAATTAAAGCACGGCTTCAGGAATCCTATACCTAATTTAGGTGGTGATATAGATTTACTAGACTACGAAACAGAAAGTGGTCAATCAGCTTACGATAGATGGTTGCAGTTGTCTTCTGAAATTAAAGTTAAAGGAGATACATTAAGACAACGATTAAATAGACTCGTAAAATCTAGAGACTTCAAAAATATGACCCCGTTATCTGAACCGGGACTTCCCAGCCCAAGAATACAGATGATAAATAGTATATTAGATGAATACAGAAAGGCTGCTCGTAAACAAATGTTAAAGGAGTTTCCTGAATTAGATCGAAAGTATTCTTCGTTAACTCTTGCTAGAACGAGACTTAAAACTGGCGTATCTCGTGAAGATGTACTTGCTCTTCTCACTCAATAATTAATAATATACACTTAACATCATGGCTAACACTTACCAAGACGATATAGCAGATGCCGGACAGACGGACTTTGCTTTTACTTTTGATTACTTAGAAGACGAACACGTTACGGTCGAGATTAACGGTGTTGTTCAACTTACATCTGATTATTCAATCATCGTTGAAAGTAATGGCGATACAAAGGTACGGTTAAATGTTGGAGCAACAGCTGGACAAATCGTCCGAGTACGCAGAAAGAGCCAACCCGGTGATAACCTTGTAGACTTTGTAAATGGTTCTGTATTAACGGAATCGGAGTTAGACAGAGCGTACCTACACAATCGTTATCTTGCTGAAGAGATCAGTGAGTTAAATGATGCGTCGTTGCAGCGTAAAGAAGGAAGTCAGGACTTCACTACTAATAACCAAAAGATAAAAGACGTAGCTGATCCAGTAGACGCACAAGACGCAGCTACTAAGAACTACGTTGATACTAACGATGCGTTAAAAGTTAATAAAGCTGGAGACACGATGTCTGGTGCTTTAGCGATGGGTAGTAATAAGATAACAGGTTTAGGCACTCCTACTGCTTCAGCAGATGCAACCACTAAGACATACGTAGACAGTACTGTATCGTCTGCTTTAACTGGTATTGGGCTTACTCCTGACTTCTCTAAACTGCAAGGAGACGGTTCTAAGACAGACTTCTCTTTAACATTCAATACGAACAGTATCTCTTCATCTGCTATCTTAGTTACAATTAACGGAGAAGTGCAAGACCCAGATGACTACACGATTGTTGGGGGAGATAACGAAATAAGATTTACTACACCCCCAGCGAACCTATCAGAGATACTTGTTATCGAGCGAGGATATAAAACAAAGATGGATATACCAGACGAATACGACTACGGTACTTTAACTGATCCGGTTAAAGCGTCTTACACTTACGGAGGGATTGTATAATATGAGCATTCAAGTACAACTTAGAAGAGGCACATCCGCACAGAACTCAGCATTTATAGGAAAATCAGGTGAGTTAATCTACACAACAGATACTAAAGAATTGTTTGTACACGACGGTACGACACCAGGTGGTACTGAGATAGTATCACTTAGTGCGTTAGCAGCTGTAGCGTCGTCTGGTAGTTATAACGATTTAAGTGATCAACCAGATTTATTCAGTGGTAGTTATAACGATTTAAGTGATCAACCAACCATACCAACAAATAACGTTTCGCTTGCTAATGGAGCAGGTTATACAACTAATACAGGAACTGTTACTCAGGTTAATACTGGAACTAGTTTAACTGGTGGTCCGATAACTACAACTGGAACAGTAAGCATAGCTAACGGAGGAGTAGTATCTGCAATGCTATCAACAACATTAGACTTTGGATCAATCGCATGAGTGTTTACCGAACGCTAGTAAGTAAACACGATGAAAGTAAAGCGAACAAATAACCACATATAATCATGGCAAACATAGAAGTAAAACTTAGAAGAGGAACCACCACAGAACACAGTACATTTCCCGGTGCACAGGGAGAAATAACCGTAGACACTGATAAAAATACAGTTGTAGTACACGACGGCACGACCGCTGGAGGTCATGAACTACTGAAAGGTGATAACTCTAATTTAGATGTGGGGGCTAGTTCGGTTGTAGTAAACGAAAGTGGTGCTGATGTTAAAGTAGGTATCGGAGGAGCTGTAGACAATACAAATGAAATAGCTTTATACGGTGATGTAATTATTAAAGACAGTGAGAATTTAGCATCATTAACCATCGAGCAAACTGGTGCAACATCAGGAGCAATTATGTATTTACAAGCACCCGGTAATGGTAACATTCGGTTTATAGATACGAATGCAGCGGCTGGTAATCAGCAAATGCAGTTGACGGTAGGTTCTGGTCAAATGCTATTTCAAGCTTTAAGTGATGATGGTACGTCAGTTTCACAAGATATATTGAAATTAGGTAGTAGTGGTGAGGTGGGTATAGCTAAAACAGCTGATACTGGGTATAAATTAGATGTATTAGGTACTATTAGGACTACCGATGGTAATCTATTTATCACAGGAGACGAAGCGGCTTTTGGTATCGGTAACGGACCGGGGATTAGAATTATATATGATGATGGAGCAGGTACTTTAGAAACAAGAGACATATTTGTTAAAGCAAACGGTGATTTGGACTTTAATAATTTAGAATCAAATAGTACGCCTTTTAGGATTAAAAAAAATGGTGGTCTAAATTTTGGAAACATACCCACTTCATCTTCTGGTCTATCTAGCGGTGATGTTTGGAATAACTCTGGAGTACTAAACATAGTTCCATAAGATGATCGACTCCCTCTCTGGCTTTCTTAACACCGCTCTTGTCGTCGCTCTGGGCGTGATCGGGTGGATTATCAAACGTGTTATTGAACGTCTTGATCTTGGTGAGAAAAGAATGACTAAGATAGAGGTGGAGTTAGCTGCACAGCGGGAAAGAGATAGAGCTGTTGAAGCACGGATCGCAAAGGTAGAAGAAGCACTTAAAGAAGTTCACACTAAATTAGATCGTATGATGGAGGTATTAGTGAGGAAATAGATTATGAAGAAAAAGAAACCGGGGTTGTATGAGAATATGAATAAGCGTAAAGCTTTAGGTATTAGTAGAAGCAAAAGTAAATCTACAGTTACACCAAAGGCTTACGCTAATATGAAGCGTGGGTTTAAGAAGCCCTAACAATTAGTGGCTAGACCGTACAGAAGACCTCGTGTTGTTAGACCGAGTCCATTAATCGCTCAATACAATACACTTGGTGCGGTTGCTGCGGGAAGTGCGACGGAAGCGGTAACTACAGCAACGGCTGCTAAAGCAGTGACAGATTCTATTACAGCTGACCCTGACATCATTGGATTAAGTGGTGGTGACGCACCGTTGAGTGACCCACAGATCGATTCTTTAGGAGCAACTGCTAGTGATAACTTAGATGTTTACGAAGGAGGAGGAGCATAACAAATGGCTACATTTAGTAAAAGAATACAACTTAGAAGGGATACCCCCAGTAATTGGGCAGCCACCAACCCTGTACTTTTAGAAGGGGAGATAGGCCTTGAATTGGATAGCAGTCGTAACAGGATGAAGATCGGAAACGGGACGGATGCTTGGAATGATTTACCGTACTTCTTAGACGCACACGAGGAGGATGTTGGTGATTATCAAGACTTTATAGATGGATTAAATACACCGTAACGAGCAATGAGCAGTTTACTTACACAGTTAGGTCAGAAGGTTAAAGCCAAGCTTGATAACAAGTTTGATAAGTCTGGAGGCTTGATTAGTGGTTCGGTAAATATATCACAATCTCTGCAAATTGGATCATATCTTACATCAAGTTTACCAGAAGCTGGTACATCAGGACGTATCATATATGTCACAGATGGAGATGGTAGTGGTGGTCCTTGTATAGCGGTTGACGACGGAACAGCGTGGAAAATCGTAGAGCTTGGAGGTGCGGTACCTACTGCTACTCATATACTTGCAGAAGATGGAGACAGCTTAACGACTGAGGCTGGAGCTATTCTGATTACCGAGGTAGCTTGACAGTTATTAGCTGTCCTTATACTCTTTCTAAACACAACTAACCCACAACAAAGGATTATATATTATGTCTAGTTTGCTTACCCAATTGGGTCAAAAAACAAAAGTAGAGCTTGATAAGAAGCTTGCCCTCGCAGGTGGAACAATGACTGGGGCTTTGACCCTCAGCGGTGCTCCTACTGCTTCCCTTCACGCCGCTACCAAAGCTTATGTAGATACTGCTTCTGATACTTCAGCTCTTCAGTCCGAACTTGATGCAACTCAAGCAGGTGCTGGTCTTGGAACAGGTGGTGCTTATACAGCTAACGGTTCTGCTAACTACATCAGTTCGGTAACGACTCTTCAAGCTGCTGATAACGCTCTTGATAGTCAGTTAAAGACTGTTGCTGACGCTGTTGCTTCTAACGACTCCGACATTTCTACCTTACAATCTAACGTAAGCAGCAATGACTCGGACATCAGCTCACTTCAATCTGACGTTTCATCTGCTCAGTCTGACATCACTACTCTTCAATCGAACGTTTCTTCGAATGATAGTGACATCTCTTCTTTGCAGTCCGACGTATCTGCTAACACTTCTGCTATCAGCAGTAACGACACAGACATCTCTGCTCTTCAAACACAAGCTGGTTCCCTCGCTTCTGACGGTAACTCTGCTTCGTTCAGTGGAAACATCAGTGCTGCCAATGCTACGTTCTCTGGTAACTTGACTGTTAATGGTACGACCACTTCGGTTAACACCACCAACATCGATGTTACTGACAGCATCATGAACCTTTCTAAAGGTGCTGGTTCCGGAACAAATGCTTCGAATGACGGTGGTTTCATCGTTGAGCGTGGTTCTTCCGAAAGCAATGTTGCTTTTATCTGGGACGAAGGAGACGACAAGTTTAAAGTTCTCTCTACTTCCGCAACTGCTGCTGCTACTGACATCTCCTCGACTGACGGATCGGCTTCTGCCGCTAAGTTTGACGCTGACCTCTACCATAACGGTACTGAGTTAGGAACAGTCGCTGAGTTCGAAGCTGCTTTAAGTTAAGCTTTACAGCTCATCCATCATTAAGGGGCGGTTCTTCGGAGCCGCCTCTTTTTGTTTACAAAGATAACAACAGATAGTAATATAACACCATGCTTAGTCATAAAGAGGGAAGTAAACTGCACGATAAGATAGCAGGTGCGTACAGCCACAGCATAGATATGATGGAAGATATGGGGGAGTACAACGCTGCCTTACTCAATGGAGCTAGACAGTTCTTGAAAGATAACAACGTTACTATGGACAGCGGTGTAGGTACGCCATTGGAAGCATTAGACCATCAATTAAAAGCGTTACCATTTGAAGAAGAAGAACAACATCGAGATACCACCCAAGCTCAAGGACTTTAGAAACTTTCTATACTTAGTTTGGAAACATTTAAATCTGCCTGACCCTACCGAGCTACAGTACGACATAGCGGAGTACTTGCAACACGGCCCTAAGCGGTCTGTTATCATGGCGTTCCGGGGAGTAGGTAAGAGTTGGATAACATCTGCTTTTGTAGTACATCAGCTACTGCTTAATCCATCTAAAAACATACTTGTTGTATCAGCCAGTAAGAATAGATCGGATGACTTCTCTACCTTTACCCTTCGTATCATCCAAGAGATTCCTATACTACAAGGATTAAAACCATCAGAGAACCAACGATTCAGTAAGATAGCATTTGATGTAGGGCCAGCTCCTGCGTCTCACGCACCCTCTGTTAAGTCCCTAGGTATATCGTCACAGCTCACAGGTTCCCGTGCAGACATCATCGTAGCGGACGACGTAGAGGTAGCTAATAACAGTGCTACTCAAGGAATGAGGGATAAGCTGGATGAACAAGTAAAAGAGTTCGACGCTATTGTTAAACCGCTGGACTCCTCCCGTATCATCTTTCTTGGTACTCCTCAATGTGAGGACAGTATATACAACAAACTGCGAGAGAGGGGCTACAAGAGCCGTATATGGCCTTCAGAGTATCCAGATGAGGTAGAAGCTACTAACAACTATGGAGGCGATCTAGCACCCCTTATAGCGGATAACATAGCTCCTGATACTGTCGGTACTTCTACAGAACCCTTACGGTTCACTGATCTCGACCTAGAAGAACGTAAGATGAGTTACGGTCGTACCGGGTACGCTCTTCAGTTCATGTTGAACCCGAAGCTGTCTGATGCTGATCGATACCCACTAAAGATTAACGATCTGATTATATCTGATGTAGATGTAGACCTAGCTCCTGAAAAGATTGTGTGGTCATCTGACCCGGATAATACGGATCGTGACCTCCCAAATGTCGGATTGGCGGGGGATCGATTTAGGAGACCCTTTTCCACTGTAGGTGATATGATACCGTACAGCGGCTCTGTGTTATCTATTGACCCCAGTGGACGTGGTAAGGACGAGACAGGGTACGCTGTGGTTAAGATGCTTAACGGACAACTGTACGTACCTGATGCTGGTGGTATAAAAGGTGGGTACGACGAAAGCACCCTTAAACAACTGGTAGCTATAGCAAAGGATAACAAAGTTAATATCGTTGTTATAGAGTCTAACTTTGGAGACGGTATGTTTATGGAGCTGATTAAACCTCTGTTTAGAACAACATACCCGGTAACCATAGAAGAAGTTAGACATAACAAACAAAAGGAGCTACGTATCGTTGATGTAATGGAACCAGTACTTAACGCTCATAGACTTGTTGTTGATCCTAAAGTTATAACAAATGATTACAGATCAGCTCTTAGCTACCCTATAGAACAACAGACCAGATATATGTTAATGTATCAGCTATCACGGATAACAAGAGATAAAGGATCACTGGTACACGATGACCGTCTTGACGCACTATCAATCGCTGTTGGTTATTGGACGCAGCAGATGGCTGCTAACGCTGACCAATCGATGGTTGATAGACAACAAGAACTACTTCATAAAGAACTACAAGACTTCACGGATAGCTTCCATAAGCGTAATAACAAAGCTGTAGCTGTCACTTGGATGTGAGTCGCTAACGCTCCTCCTACTTATAACAAACCTTTGATTACCTGTTATAGCTGTTATATAAGGTGATAACGTAGTTAGTGTAAATACATAAATAGCTATACCTTGAAATACTAAAGTTAGAGTTTAGATTTACTAGGTCTACTGTTGTAGACACACCTATCCTTAAAAACTTATTTAAAGATCACGTTATCAATCAGACCGTTTAGAGATGTTAGCGAAAGAACGAATGTATGAGCTAACTAAACAACTGGTATATTGATCTGATGGAAGCTGCTGTATTTGTAAGGTTTACCTTTGTTAAAAGGAACTACTACAACTAGCGTCAGCTGATGTAACCTCTTAGTAGGTATTGCTTATATTCTTATCTATATACCTATTAATATGAGACGTTTTAAACGAAGTTACAACGACTATCTAAATCTCATTAGTATAAAAAGTAACAGCCGAAGGGAGTATGTAAAGCATAAAAGTTAAAGATGTAGTGTTTAAGCGGTAGACAGCGGGTGTCTCAAAACTGTCTCAATAACATCTCACATTTAACTAGTAAACAGCTTTGTTATAAAGTAGTATAGCTACTGTGAATATTAACGATCAAACAGATACGTTCCAGTACGAACTAGCCAAGCTTATATATAGGTTCAAGAGCGAATACGATATTAACGATTACACGATAGCCGGATGCTTGGACTTCGCTAAACTGTCTGTATTGACGGAAACAGATGATGTTATCTTTAACCCAGACTTAATCACCGACAATGAAGAAGAAGACACAGACACCGACGACAACAACAACATTACCTTCTAGCGAAGTAGATCCAACCCTACCAATCATTCGTATCGTCTCTGAAGAAGAAGAGATGCACGTAAAGCTTGAACTGGAGATGGAAGATGAAACCCACGATATGCTTGTTAAATGGGGCAAAGAGGTAGCATCCGATGAGGACTACATCAATATCGCCCTTACGGACGGCTTAAAGCACGGTATATCAAGCGATAAGTAGCACTTCGCTACAGCTGTTCAAAAGGTTTTAGTCGGAAAAATCTGAAAGGCTAATATAACGCTGTGTATCCGTCCGTTACCCCCGCATGTACCCGCAAGATTCTTATAGGGAGGGGGGATGTATTGCTTCGTACTCTATGTATTATGTCTAATTAGTTTTGTTGATAATCAACGATTTACGCAAACATCGCCAGTTTCCTGCTGATCTATTGCTTAATTTTCTTCGTTATTGCAAGTAAGTTGCAGTAAGAATCGGTACTAATACTTTCGTTGTTAGTGTATTTATGTATTTACTCTTGTTTGTATTTTTCGCTTTTCAGGTTCAAATGTATAAAAAATATACACTAGTCTGTATAGAAAATATACACGATGTATAAAAAATATACACATGCTGTATAAAAATTAGACACATTGTATAGGAATTATGCACCACTATACAGCAATTTTGATTGGCATGGTGTTTGCTAATAAGGGGTAGTTCTTTCTCAAGGGTCAGTTTCCTGATCCTTCTAAATAAACCAATAAAAAATACTAAATACCATGAATGATACAAAAACACTAATTAACAAGGTTAAAGCTATCGGTAATCAAGTTGACCGGGTCAGTAATCAAGTGGATCGGGCCACTCAGGCACTTCGCAATCAAGAATTGCGTAGAATCATGAAATCACAGCCCAAAACGCATACTGAGAAAGTGGACATCGTAGATGCACTGCATATGATAGCTAATGACATCAATCCGTCCATCCTTCGTTAACATTCAACCTTTAAACCTCACCTTTAATCGGGTGAGGTTTTTTTGTGACTGGTAAAAATGCTGTGAATAACTCCTTGAATTATATGTTTGACAGCTTACCTGTCCGTATATTTAAGGGAGCAAGACAGCTTACCTGTCCGTACAAACCAAATAACCAATAACACCAAAAATACAGAATGAATACTACAGATAACACTTACAACGGATGGACAAACTACGCAACTTGGCGTGTAAACTTAGAGCTATTTGATGGAGACAACGAAAGGTGGTCTTATGGATCGCCTGATGGGATGCGTGAATTTGCAGAGCTATTAATCACCGAAAGTACAGATGAAGGCGTAGGCAGAGATTATGCAATGGCTTTTCTTGATGAAGTGAACTGGCAAGAAATTGCAGAGCATTACGAAGAAGAAGAACTTGCAACCGCTTAAGACCATGAAACCTATCAAAGTAATCAATCGCATACCAACACCTGCCGATCAAATCGAAAGAGAGACGGCAAAGCTTTTCAATACCAAGCTAAACAAGTTCCTTGGCTATGCTTTCCCGCTTTTGTGTGGGCTGGGCTGGCTTCTTATCTTGTTAGCTATCTTCAGTTCATAAACCTACAAATCAAAACCAATGAATATTAAAATAAATGTCCGAGAAGATAGCATGGGCTGTCTTTATTTAACACCTGTCAAACAATCATATATCGATCAAATCATTGATTATCTAAAAGAGTTTAATGTAGACTCTGACGGCTCTGTATTGATTCAATCCGATTATGAAGTGGAAAGCTTTTACGAAGATTGTACTTATCGACAAAAGAAAGATATTCAATCGGGTTGGGGGGCTAACATGTTATTCGATGCGTGGACTTTCCTTAATTATGTAGGATGGGATGCTTGTGAAGGGTTGGAATTAAAATGAATAACAAAGAAAATACTGACCCAAAGCTTTGCATCAAACAAGTAAATCATTACGAATCCTTGCAACCTATGGCATACGATGTCTACAAAGTTTCCATTGAATGCTTGGAACGCTCTTTTGATATGGCTTGTAATGAATTAAAAGCGTACCCAAAAGGAAACCTTGGATTGACCTTGGATTCTGCAAAGGATAAACGCTGGCATGAGCTACGCAAGGTAAAGGAAATCTATCAAGGGGGCATGAGGAAACTCAATAGAATGGCTCCTAAATCTTACCTACTGAAAAGACGGGAAGAAATACGGGAACAAAAGCATTCAGTGAGCAAAGCGAATGAATGCGTTGGAGCGTAGCGACATGAAAATAAACCAACCTACCGAAAACTCTCTTTATGTGACAATTGGCAACTTTACTTACTACTTTGACGATTCAATAGAAGGGGAGTGTACAGTCAACAGATGGCATAAAGATGATGATGATATAAACGAACCTGAGCTTTTCCAAACAACCGAGGACGAATAAACGAAAATGAAAATACAACCAAAACTTAACTATTCTATGTCTGGCTACGGACAACTCAATAAAGATAAAATCTATTCTGCCATTGACGCAACCAACCAACCAAATTGGAAAGAAGAGGGAAAGATATTTGTCGAAGCCAACGAAGATTTAACGATTGAGCTGTTATTAAAACAGGGAGAGTACGAACTTATAAAAGAATGAAAATACTTGTTTTAACTATCCGAGCACACGGGGAAGAAGATGATATATATGTCTTTGATAACCGAGAAGTGAATGTCTTACCTACCATTAAAGAGTGGCTTAAAGAGAACGATATAAAGCTTACCTTACCTGACCATGTAACCGACACCTACAGCTTCATGGACTGGTTTTACGATGCTGAGAACAGCCTTGAAATAGGTACTGATTTCTTTGTTAACTTACAATACAAAGAGTTGTTATCCGAATGAGTGTAACCATCTACCTAACCGATCACAACGGAAAGCAGGTTGCGTTCTTCTATCGAATCGATTCAGAGAGATATTTAACAGCACCACAACTTATCTGGGCGTGTCGTCAACATCCAGAGTATCAAGGCACAGCGGAATCAAAGGAGCACTTCATCGAGCAAGCAAAGGGTGTTATCAAGGAGCTTAGCCGATCACCAAAAGTTTGCAAAGATTGTGGGTTGACATCTCCAAAAATGGAGTCACAACTTACCTGTCCGCAATGCTTAATAAATGACCAGTAACAACGAACCGACCTTTTTAGATATGAACGACCTATGTGACGATAGCCTTGAGGCTTTAATACAGCATTACCTGTCCTTGAAGCATAAGATGCCTGACTCTGTAACTGTCCGTGAACGATTGCTTGAGCTTGAGAGGGAGCAATTTAACCGAGAGAAATCGTCCACAATAGAGGGCGTTATCCGACAGAACACCGACAACCCAATACAACCAATGAGTGAAGACAAAGAAAAGTACAGCGGTGATTTATACGGCTATGAAGTAATGTTACGAGTCCTTGATGAAGAGACTTGGATCGTAGATGTCCGTGATGAGGTAACCGATGAATATGTAGACGGCTACGAGTTTGAAAACTACGATGAAGCTGTGACTGAATACAAATTACAAGTTAATCATCTATGTAATAACAAAGAACCTAAACTATGCAATGACCTTAACTGAAGGAGAATATATACTTATGACTATGATGACACTATTTTGCGTAGCACTGGTGGCAATAATCTTTACCTGTTGGATGTACCGTGATTAATACAGGATTATTTACCCGAACCAAATACAACAACGATATGAACAACTACGACACTTGGTTGTTTGAACCTTATGAAAAGCATTACAATGAAATGGAAAAACTGGAAGCACACTTGGAAGAACTACGTGAAATGGAGGAAGAGGATCAACAGACATACTGCGACATCCACAACCTCAACTTCGGAGACATCCAAGCGTACTTGTGATGGTATTTTTTGGGATGTTAATCGTGAACGATCACAGCGTGATAACGAACTGCGTTCGATTAACACTATCGCTGAAGCTGACATCATACGACAGGATTTATTAAGTGAACGAGAACTACTTAGACTTCGAACCGACTGATGTCCCGCTGTTTAATTGGGGTGGGGTGGATCACGAAGCTATTCGTCAAGGTTTCGATTATTTCTTCTCACAGAACCAAGTGACAGGGTTTAAGATGGACAAGAACGGAGAGTACGAACGCACGGAGGACGGCAGATTGGTCGCTTATCGTACAAGCACTGCTCGTACACTACCTAGCTGTTGGTTCAATAACTATTCACAGTAACATATGACAAAGCAAACAAGAGGACACGCTTGGCGGATGAGGGAGTGGGGACGCACAGCGTACCGTAACCGACAAGCAAAGTTACGAATGGAAGGGGAGTCGTCTAAGACGGAAGCATCTAAGCGTATGTTAAAAGTCATGGCTCCAAGGTTGGGTAAGCGAGTGGATGAGTTTATGTACACTTTTGGAGGCAACACACAGCACACTACACCGTTGTTCCTTACTTTTGTACTTGATATGTGTCCGTATCAGATAGCTAGTATCGCTTTACAAACTTTGCTTGATCACCTCCACTTTAACTTACCTGTTGGACGGATGGCTTACAAGATAGGAAAAGCATTTGAGAACCAAGCGAGGTGGGACAAAGCGATGGAAGAAATGCATCCACACAAGAAAGACTTACTTGCCTTTGACGATCGTTCGAAAGCGATGAAGTTGAAGCAGTTTTACGACTACGAAGAGGAACGGTTCACACTGTGGGACAGTAGGTGTAAGGCTGGGCTGGGTGCTTGGTTATTGGAAACGATCCGTGAAGAGACAGGGATATGGGAGTTAGACTTTGCACTTGGTAGACAGAAGGGGCACAAGCCGGAGCGTATCGTCAAAGCGAGTGGTGGATATACGGACTGGGTCAAACGGTTTGATGCGTGGAAAGAAACGACTCGTGTGTTTAAGATGGCGATCCCGGATGAACCAATTGATTGGTACACATTAGTGGGTGGAGGGTACAGCTTAAAGCACATGCCACCACAGGAGTTTTTCACGGGGAAACCGATGTCGTGGTTTAAAGATTACGAGAGTAGTTACCAACATGCATTCAGTGCTGTTAATAAGTTACAGAAAGTAAGTTGGAAAATTAACAAAGAGATTTTAGAAATTACTCGAAAATGTTACGACAATAAAAGAGTAGTAGGAAACATACCTAACTTTAGTGAGATACCAGAGCAACCAAGGTACAATGGAGGTGACGAGCATGAGTTACGTGCGTGGAAGCTGAAGCAAAAGGACATCAAAGGAGTCAACGAAGCGAACGCCAGTAAACGTTACCTGACTGTACGTGTACTACACCTCGCCAAGATATACAGTGAGTGGGATAAGTTTTACTTTCCGTATCGTTGCGATTACAGGGGTAGAGTGTACGCTTTACCGTATTATCTCCATCCACAAGGGTCTGACTTAGCGAAGAGCTTGTTGGATTTCAGTAACGGACAGCAAGTGGTGGATGAAGAGGACTTGGAAGCTGTGCTTGTACACGGAGCTAACATGTGGGGAGTAAAAGGTACACGAGCGGAGCGACTGGAGTGGGTAGGTAAGCGACAGAAGTTTATATTGGAAGCTGCGAATGATCCACACGGTACAGATTGGTGGACTGATGCAAGTGATCCGTTTTGTTTCCTTCGATTCTGTCTGGAGTTTAAGCAATTCACGGAAGAGGGGTACGGATATGTATCGTATCTACCTGTTCGTCAGGATTGTAGCAACAATGGTATGCAGATACTTTCGTTATTACTACGGGACAAAGAGACCGGACGGATGTGTAACTTAGTAGAAGAGGACCGAGCTAATGATATGTACACTGAGTTTGCTGATCGTGTGTACGAGGAGTTAAAACAAGATGAAAGTATAATAGCACAAGAGTGGTTGAAGTACGGCATCTCTAGGAAGTTAGCAAAGCTTGCAGTTATGAACCGTCCGTATGGAGCTACTCATTACAACCTCGTACAAGATGTATTTAAAAGTATCGGAGTGAACCACAACTGGTCATCGACTGGTGAGATGCTCACTGCTGTTATCTACCTGTGTAAGATCGTCAACCGACTAGCTAATGAAGCGTGTCGTCCAGTAAACAGAGTGATGAAATTCTTACGTGAAAGTGTACGAGCACTGGGGTACGACAAAGCGATTACTTGGACTACACCCACAGGATTTAAAGTAGTACAGAGCTACCGTAAGTATAAGAAAGTAGAAGTAGAATCTGTCTTTCAAAATGTAAACATCACTATACAAACAGACAAAGTACTGGATGAGATCGATGCAAAGGGACAAACGAACGCAGTCACTGCTAACTTTATACACAGCTTAGATGCTTGTATCGTACATCAAGTTGCAAACAGTGTTGACTTTGACCTCGCTACTATACATGACTGTTTCGTGACCCACGCTTCCAATGTACGCAGAATGAATACAATAGTACGAGAAACATATACAAACACTTTCACTGTTGATCTCCTAAGCGAGTTCCGTGCGGAGCAAATCAACAACAACCCAGATGCAGAACTACCTGATGTGCCGGAACTTGGATGCTTAGATGTGTCCGCAGTAAAACGCCAGCAGTATCTGTTATCTTAAACCAAATAAATACACTGAGAAATATGACAGTAAAAGCACGTAAGAAACACGACATAATAAAAGCACAAGGCACAGCTAGATATGCCCACTTGAATGAACCTAATAAAAGGTTTGATCCTGAGTACGGTGTATATAGTTGTGATCTTGTTATCGACGAAGAAACAAAACAAGGAATCGTACAGAAGTTAAAGCCTATCTATGAGGCTGAGCTACGAGACATCATGGAAGCTAATCCCGGCAAGAAGATCGAGCAGAAGGGGTTACCTTTTACTGAGGTAGATGGCGGACACATGTTGAAAGCCAAGCTGAAAGCTGGAGGTAGAAGACGGGACGGTACGGAGTATCAACTATCTATCGCTCTGTTTGATGCCGCTGGTAATAAGTTACCGGAGGATGTACAAGTATGGGGAGGTTCCAAAGTGAACGTAGCATTCCGTCCGAAGTTCTGGTACGTACCAAGTCAGGGGTTTGGGGTGACCTTTGAGTTGTCTGCTGTACAAGTGATCGAACTATCCAACGGTGGTGTAAACACTCCAAGTGCAGATGCTTTTGGATTTACTTCGGAAGAAGGATACATCGCTAATGGAGGTGAAGACTTGACCGGAGCATTTGATGCGGAAGAGACAGAAGAAACGACGCTCACAGCGAACTTCTAATTATCGATCCGGATTCGAAGCTACACTAGCTAACCAACTTAAGCGTGGTGGTGTTAGTTTCCAATACGAAACGTTACAGTTAGAGTACACTAAAACGGCAACTTATACTCCCGACTTCATACTACCTAACGGCATCATCATAGAAGCTAAAGGATTGTGGACAGTCGAGGATAGAACAAAGCATTTACTAGTCAAAGCCCAACATCCACACCTAGACATACGACTAGTATTTATGAATGCTTTTAATAAGATTCGTAAAGGAAGCAACACCACCTACGCTGCTTGGTGTGAAAAGAAAAACATACAATATGCAAATAAAACTATACCTAAATCATGGCTTTCACAACCACCCATCAACCATGCGATAAGTGCGGAAGCTCCGACGGATTATCAACCAACGACGACGGTAGCACCCACTGTTTCGTATGCCAAGATCACGTTGGAGCCGGACGAATGAAGAACGAAACCAAGCCTTCCCCAACACCGAGAGATTATGTACAAGGAAAACCAGAAGCTATAGCACGACGCAACCTCACCGAAGACACTTGTCGGAAGTGGGGGTACTGGTGTGGTGCTATGAATGGTGAGCCTGTACAGATAGCTAACTATAAAACACGAGACGGCAAGACGTGCGGACAAAAGATTCGTACACCTAACAAGAAGTTCCACATTAAAGGAGAACTGTTAGGATTGTACGGTCAGCACCTGTGGCGTGACGGCGGTCGTCGTGTCATTGTAGTGGAAGGAGAGATCGACGCTCTTAGTACCAGCCAAGCTATGGATAACAAGTGGCCCGTCGTATCTGTACCGAACGGAGCAGGAGCAGCTAAGAAATATGTAGCTCAAGCTATCGATTGGTTAGATCGTTACGAACAAGTGGTCTTCTGTTTTGATATGGATGATGTCGGACGAAAGGGAGCAGCAGAATGTGCAGCCCTTTTAACACCCGGCAAAGCGTACATCGCAGAGATACCACTGAAGGACCCGTCGGATATGTTAGTCGCTGGACGAGCTAAGGAGTTAGTCAGTTGCTTGTTCGATGCTAGAGAGTACAGACCAGACGGTATTGTAAACGGTAAAGAACTGTGGGATGTCATAGCTGACAGAGAAAACAGTAAGTCTATACCGTATCCGTATGCCGGACTGAACGAGCTGACACTTGGACTAAGACAAGGAGAACTTGTTACTGTGTGTGCTGGCAGTGGTATCGGTAAGTCGTTGTTCTGTAGAGAGATCGCTCACCACATCCTCGGACTGAAAGAGAAGGTAGGATACATCGCTCTTGAAGAAAGTGTACGACGCACAGCTCTTGGTATCATGGGCATCCACATCAACAAACCTATCCACCTTGAAGAAGACGATACAAGTGAGGAGGTACTGAGACCAGCGTTTGAAGAGACGGTAGGTAACGGAAACTTCTACACCTACGATCACTTCGGTAGTATGGATAGCGACAACTTACTAGGTAAGATAAAGTATCTAGTGAAGGGGTACGATTGTAAGTGGATATTCTTGGATCACCTATCGATTGTTGTTAGTGGTATCCAAGGAGACGACGAACGACGATTGATCGACAACACCATGACCAAGCTACGTTCTTTAGTCGAAGAGACAGGATGTGGTATGGTACTTGTCAGCCATCTGAAGCGTGTCGATAGTGGACACGAAGAGGGAGGACGAGTAAGTCTGCACCACCTAAGAGGATCACAAGCAATCGCACAGCTGTCGGACATGGTGATCGGTCTGGAACGTAACCAACAAAGCGAAACAATAAGTAACGAGACACGAGTCCGAGTACTGAAGAATAGATTCAGCGGACAAACAGGACACTGCGACACACTCTACTATAGTGGAGACACTGGACGGTACACTCCTGATGTGTTCAAACCAACTAACGATAACAATGAAACCAATAACCCATTCTAATTATGACACGAACACTATTCTTCGACATCGAGACCAACGCCATTAACGATTGGTCCACTTACTCAGACCTTCACACCGTCCACTGTCTATCTATCTACGATCCTATGATGCCTAAGATGCTGACGTTTCACGGGGAAAGTATAGAGCGTGGATTGTTAGAGCTACAGAAAGCAGACCGTATCGTCGGACACAACGTCATTGACTTCGATATACCAGCGTTGAAGAAGCTGTACGGTTTCTCACCACCACTCATTAAAGTATTAGATACATTAGTTGTTAGTCGATGTGTGTTTCCTGATCTACGGAACGATGACTTCGGACGGAACGGATTCGATAAAGCACTCGTTGGTAGTCACTCGTTAAAAGCTTGGGGACACCGGATGGGTAGCACAACTAAGCTGACATACGGAGAGGAAGACGGAGCGTTCAACAGTTACAACGAAGAGATGCGGAAGTACTGCGAGCGTGATGTTATTGTTACACAGTTGCTGTACGACTATCTGTTTAAGCAGAACCCCAGCCGAGAGATGATAGCGATTGAGCATTGGTTCAAGTTTGTTATCAGCTTGCAAGAGCGACACGGGTTTAAGTTTGATCTGGATAAAGCAGACGTACTGACTGCCAAGCTTATGGGCATCCGAGCCAAGCTGACCACTGACTTACAGAATCAATGGAAACCTACACAGGTAGAGATGAAGAGTCCTGCTGGTTGGACGCTTGAGATAAAGATGGAAGACGGTGTAGAGATTATCAGTCGTAAGACAAAGAACGAACTGAAGCAGGAGCTGAAGAGTCGTGGTTTGAAACAGACGCTGGTAAAGGATGCTAAGAAACAAGGCAACGCTGTGAAAGAGATACCGTTTAATCCGGGTAGTCGTAAGCAGATCGCTGAACGATTGATGGGTCTTGGGTATGAACTGCCTACTGAGAACGACGGAGTATCTTATAAGGTAGATGAATCTGTATTACGTGGTATCGACCACCCTATAGCAGAGGATTTGTTATCGTATCTACTCGTACAGAAAAGACTTGGTCAGTTAGCAGAAGGACAACAAGCGTGGCTCAAGCTACAAAAGAACGGAGTGATCCACGGTAAAGTAAATACCAACGGTGCAGTGACAGGTAGATGTACACACAGTAATCCTAATGTAGCACAAGTACCAAGTGTACGAGCTGACTACGGATCGGAGTGTCGTGAGTTATTCACAGTGCGTAACGGTTACAAGTTAGTAGGGTGTGATGCATCTGGACTTGAGCTTCGTATGCTTGCCCACTACATGGCATTCTACGACAACGGACAATACGCTAAGATCGTGACCGAAGGAGATGTACACACCGTCAATCAAAAGGCAGCAGGTTTGGAGACACGTGACCAAGCTAAGACATTCATCTACGCTTTGTTATATGGGGCAGGTGACGAGAAGATTGGTAACATAGCAGGTGGTAACGCACAGCTCGGACAGAAACTAAAACGTAAGTTCTTCAGTAGTCTACCAGCACTCGCTCGTTTACAAGCTGATGTACAACGAAAAGTAAAACACGGTGGAGAGTTGATCGGTTTAGATGGACGCATACTTCCGATACGCAGCAGTCACGCAGCCCTCAACATGTTATTACAATCAGCTGGTGCAGTAGTTATGAAAGTAGCGTTGATCCAACTGTTTCATTTACTGAACGGATTGAGATGGCAACACGGTAGAGAGTATGCATTCGTTGCTAATATACACGACGAGTTCCAAGCAGAGGTTACACCTGATAAAGCGGAAGCATTCGGTAAGTTAGCCGTTGAATCTATCCAACACGCAGGTAAACAACTCAAGCTTAACGTACCGTTAGACGGTGAGTATAAGATCGGCAACAACTGGGCTGAGACACACTAATCATGACAGAGATAGAATATGATATGTACACTACCTTAGCCAATGTCTATGATACACAAGACCTTACGGTCGATTACGATTGGAGACAACAATACAACGATAAGATGCCATCATCAAACGCACAACGGATCGGAGCAATAGCAGAGACACGTTTTATAGCTGAATGTTTAGAGCGTGACTTCGAACCACATACCCCCACAACGCCGATGCCTTGGGACTTCATTGTCACTTGTCCAGCCGGAGACCTGAAGGTACAAATCAAAAGCACATCAGTTAAAGCTGGAACATTCTATACAGTTAATGCTGGATCAGGAACTACACAGAAGCTACACATATCAAACGATGTAGATGTAGTGGGTGTTTATGTATCTCCTATTAAGATGTGGTGGATGATACCTCGTGGATTAATAGAAAGTAAAACAATCAAGCTATCACCCGAACAAGCAAGCCGATCTAAATATAAAAAATACCAAGAGAACTGGAGTATATACTATGAGTAAAACCAAAACAACATTACTGATTGATGCAGACGTATTAGCGTTTGAAGCGTCAGTCGTAGCTGAAGAATCTATACATTGGAAGGACGAACTGTGGACTGTACACGCAGACATGGCATTAGCTAAAGCTCGTGTAGTCAACAAGATCGTAGAGTTCCAAGAACAATTAAAGACGGAAAATGTAGTGCTGTGCCTGAGTGACCGTGCGAACTTCCGTCGTAAATTAAACCCAGACTACAAAGCAAACCGTGCTAAGTCCCGCTTGCCCATCATCTTACGACAAGTAAAGCAGTGGATCATCGACGAGTTAGGTGGTGTGTTGTGGGCGAACCTAGAAGCAGACGATGTTATATCTATATTAGCTACCGATAAAGCGATGGATGAAGAGACTATCGTTGTTAGTATAGACAAAGACTTCAAGAGTGTACCCGGTATCTTCTACGACTATAACCGTGGAGAGTACCACCAACCAAGTGAGGAAGAGGCGGACAACTATCACTTGATACAAACCATAGCAGGAGATCATACGGATGGATACAGCGGAGTGCCCGGCGTGGGTGTGGTGAAA